TATTTGGATATCTACTGATGTTTCTTTTTTTACTTTTTGTAGGCATTCTTTTTCTTCTGCTAATAGTGTCTGTTTTAATTGATTCGCTGCTTCAACGTCTACTCGCACGCCTAAAAATCGCATATCGACAAGGCATGGAAAAAGTTCGGTCTCTAATTTAAATATATCTTCAACATCTTCTGACAACATTTGTTTTTTCATTTCTTGCCATAGTTTAAAAGTTAATTGAGCATCTTGTTCTGCATACTCACCTACATACATTGCAGGTAATTTATACATCTCTGACTTAGCGTCTATGCCCCACAGGTCTGCAGTTTCTTTCAAAACAGTCTCATTTTTACCTATCCCTACATAATCCCGACCCATACTACCTAAATCGTAACGAAAGCGATTCTCGTCTACGAGAGAGCCAGCAATCATGGTGTCTACGATAGTTCCATTAATTTTAAGACCTGCAGCCTTAATAAAACACACGTCATACATTGCGTTGTGAAATATCTTTGTGGCATCTGTATTTAGTACATCTTGAAACCACTTTAGAACCATTCTAAAGTCCATATTACCACCACCTTCGTGTGCTATTGGATAGTACCCAGACCAGCCTTGAACAGCAACTGCTATGCCAACTATTTTACTTCTACCCACAACAGAGCCAGAGCCCATAGTTTTTAAGTCAGGGTCTTTAGTTTCTAAGTCTATTGCTATTTCGTCGTGATTAGATAAGTCAGGAAATTCTTGTGGTGGTAACCATTCTGTTTGTGGTTTAAATATCGGTTTCACTATAATCCCTCTCCATTATCATTTCTATAAAATGTATTGCTTTCAATAAATCTTGTTTCTTTCCCTTATCACGGTGCCTTATTATGTATTTTATAGCACACCCTTCCGGATATAGCAACTCATTCTCAACAACAAACTTGCTAGGTTGAATTTTATATTTTTGATAATGTGATCCTCCGTGTTGTTTGTCCCAAACTTTATTTGTCATAGTTCATAGTCTCCTTCTCCTCCGTATATTATGTGTAAATTATTTTTTGTTCTTGTAATGCCAGTGTACATAACTCTGTGTTCGTCGTCTGGATTTGTAATGTAAGCCTCTTTAGAAGCTTTTGATAATTTAAGTGGTAATATAACATTATCTCTTTCATTGCCTTTCACACCGTGTATGGTCGCTAATTTTATTCTTGCTCCATTTATTAAATCTTCTCCTCTTTTGATTAATTCTTCAATTTTATCTGTATCATTTTTACCCATCCTTGTAAATGCAGCCTGCCAGGGTAAATTTGTTTTTAAACCAAAATCACTTTTTAACATTTCCATGGTATAAAATCTGTTTGGCACCATTGCTTTAAATAGAGAAGGTGTCCATTCATTCTTCAACATTTTTTTCTTTATCTCATGACAATCTTCGTAAGACAATGCTTCTCCTTTTTTTAATTTATTCTCATACAAATCTACCGCTCTGTATTTATCTTTTATTGGATTATCTTTCTTTGCTCTTTCATAATATATATTGTTGTCTTTAAAAAATTCTTCTAATTCATTTAATCTCCATCTATCTCTGCCCAACACTAACCATTTACCCGTTTTAAGTTGATTTTGAATTTGACTGATATCGTCATGTTCTGTGAACGATCCTTTTTCCTCTCTTGGTTTCCACTCCTTTTGAACTCTATTATTTTTTGGTATTCTGCGTATGACCCTCTGTGCAACTTTAAATACTTCTTGTGGAACTCTCCAAGAAGTTTTTAAGACCTCTCTGGTTCCTTTTAAATTTAAAAAACTTTTAACATCAGCACCTCTCCATGGGTATATGCATTGATCATCATCACCAGCAACATATAAAGATCCTGAGTTTTTTTCTATTAAATTACCTAATTGCCACTGCACTATAGACAAATCTTGTGCCTCATCTATAAAAGAAACGCTAAAATTTCTGCAAATATTTTTAGCCACCATCTGATCTATCATATCATTAAAGTCTATTTTTTTAGTGTCTCTCTTATAATTTATTATTTCTCTTTCTAATTTATATAGAACGCTAGAATCTAAATCTTCTTTGTGCTGTCCTAAATTATATTGTTGTTCAACAGTAATATTTTTTGATTTTGATAAATTAATTAAACTTAAATAAGGACTATCTGATGTAAACAAACCACCATTATCTTCATCCCATGATGCATAACTAACTTCTATACCACATTTTTTACCGATTGTTTTATAGTCATCAGATTTCATAACCATTTCTCTTGTGTAATTCAATATTTCAAAACCAAGTGAGTGAAGCGTTCTAAAATATGGTAGACTATCTTCAGATAAACCAAATTTTTCTTTCATTCTATCTCTAGCCTCTTTTGCAGCGTTCTTACTAAAAGTAAAAAACCCAATCGTTTCTGGGTCAACACCTTTGTTTAAGTGTTCCTCTACCTTTTCAATTAATTTTCTTGTTTTTCCTGTGCCTGGAGGTCCAAAATATATATGTGTCATTAGTAGTTGTGTTCTTTCTTGTAAGATTTTTCTTTGTAGTTGTCTTCTTTTTTATCAAATTGTGGTACTACAAAAACAGATATCTTTGCTTTTGTAACACGTTTAGTAAAACATTTTAAATTATCTCTAAGCATTTGTGATGTTCTTTGGTAAGGTATTTTCCAATGATTTCTAAGTAAAAAT